CTAAATCAAAAACAAAACTACCTCTAGTCCATAAATTATACAAGTCCTGAAACGAGTCCAACCATTCATTAACTGGATGATTAATCCCGTTTAAAGGAACTTCAACACCGCAAACATACCTATAATATATTCTCTTACATGCATCAAAAGTTTGTTTAATCCAGTCTAACAAGGTATCTACACCACTTTCTGCTCTCGGTAAATAACTAATCACACGCAAAGCCTCAGTCAATTGCTTCATCTTGAGGAAATGCGATGAGACGCCAAATACAGATGTCAACAAAATAAGCGGACCAAGAAAAGCACCTTCTCCTACGTCCACCTGATCTCTACAAGCAGTATACTCCTTTGTTTTAAATCCAAAGATAAGTGATAAAATAAAATCAAACAATTTTGCAATCATTATACAACCATATTTTATTGCTAAACCTACCAAAATAGAACCAACAATAAAAGCTGTCAAACCTTTAATTAAAGTCTCTACAGATGTAAATGCCGAAGTTACCATATTTTGAGTTGTTTCAATAATATTAGTAACTCCACTCGCAAATCTAGATGTAATTTGATTTGCCCAATTCTGTGTTTCCGGCTGTACTCCAACATTAACATTGAAGTTTATTTGATCACCTACTTGTACTAGATTTTCAAGTGGTAAATTTTCGATTTGTTTCCAATCTTGTAAAAGATCAAAATAAATATCCTCACAGCTCTGAGTTGGAACATTCATCTGATCTGTTATTTTTTGAAAACAAGCCGAAAATATCTTGTCTTCAACTTGTTCTGGTGTAAATTTCGAGAATCTTTTTGCATCAGTTTTCATACAACGTGCTGGACTAAAAAGCTCTCCTGACATCAAAAGACTTTTCTTTAATTCTTGCAGTCTCCTAATGTTAATAAACTTCTTTTTCTCTAGCCACTCCATACTTAAATTTTCATACCAATTTTTAGGGATTTTCTCCATTATATGGCATGCATTGACATAAAAGTTTCTATATTTCCTTTCTTGTCTTCTAGATGGATAGGAGCACATTATTTTTGATGTTAAAAACAAATCACATCTATTAAAATGGTTTGTATCATTCAAATTCCTATGTCCCTGAATAGGTGATCTACTCTTCCAAACTATTTGGTTCTGAAATCTTTCTTTGCTTGTATAATATGGATCCAGAAGTAATCTTGCTTCTGGACCATACTTACGCACAGCAAAAGAGTCTTTCGCTAAATCAAAACCAAATCTATCTTTTCCTCGACTACATCCTACATCCCTAAAGAAATGATTTAAATCATCCCCTTTAAGATGTACGAATCCTAAGTCAAGGTTCTTTTTGTATGTTTGTTTAACATCCCATTTAAACAATGAATTAGCATTTTTAGAAAGAGATGGTAATTCTTTCTTAAAACTATAATTGGTCCGTTGTTCAAATAAATCTTTATGGTGCGTGCGCATGAAAGTACTAGGCGTTACTTTGCCATCTTTCAAACCCGATGAAGGGCACACGTCTACTCTGGCATTGCTACCAGTCCGTTTGTTTTGCCGTATTTCCTGTCCGAATTTTCCATATAGTGACTTTTGCATTATAAATTTGGGAATTACTAAAATTCATTCCGAGATTCTCCGGTCTTGACTAACGTTACCGTTAGATGCGCCGTAATACATAGTCCTACTTTAAATATGAAATAAGAGCCTTATGCGTTTAGATAGGTACACACGCTATCCACTAACATGAAGGTTATCTAAAATCCATAGGATCAGATCTTGTCTATAAATCTTGAAGCAAGTATTTATAAACTCTTATAGTTAAATCTAAATCTATAACTAAAACATTACAAAACATAAAATTGCGGATTTTAGGTCTCCGCAGTGACCTTAATACCTCTACGCTTTTACGTAACCGGTTAACCCTTAAGGGCACGATGAGGTTTGGTTACTAACTAATTAAATATTGTCTTCTTTAAGAAGCTTTTGCAATACTTAATATTTTGATTGTCTATTCAAGATAGCTTTTGCAATCAAATCAAAACTTAAAAACTAAATCTTAGTT